CAATATTCTATTTGACGAAATCGACGGTTTTCCCGACAAACTCGGAAAAGAAGGTGATCCGATAACAATTGCAAAAAATCGTACAAATGCCTATGCAACAAAAAGAAAAATACTTTATCTTTCCACCCCCTTAATAATGCAATCGTCAAAAATATATTTCCTCTATAAAAAAGGTGATCAAAGAAATTATTTTATTCCCTGTAAACACTGCGGTGAAATGCAAGTACTCAGGTGGCATGGAGTCGATGAAAATAAAAATCAATATGGCATAGTTTTTGAACTCACAAAAAAATTTCAACCTGATTATAAAACCGTGGGATATAAGTGCCAGTATTGCGGAAAGATTATGAAAAATCATGATAAATCAATTTTTATGAATCAAGGCGAATGGCGCCCAACGGCAATTTCAGAATTACCGCTTTTTCGTTCATACTGGCTTAATACATTATATTCACCTCCCGGAATGTACTCATGGGAAAATATAGTACAAGATAGGTCCGAGTGCTGGGACCTTGAAAAAAACCGTATGAAAGATAAGGAAAAAACTAAAACATTTTATAATCTTAAACGGGGTTTGCCCTGGGAAGAAACCGGATCATCCATAAAATACGAAAAATCCGTATTACATAGACGGTCCGGGTTTTTTCTTTCTTCAATCCCGGAAAACATAATGATTCGTGATACTGGAAGTGTTGCGCTATTACTAACCTGTACTGTTGACGTCCAACACGACGGTATATTTATACACACCATCGCATGGACGTTTGGTGGTCAATCCTGGACGATAGACTTTTTTAAAATCGATGCTGAAGAAAGAGATATTGCTGATGTAAAATCAAAATTATGGACTGAACTTGATAAATATATCATAGAAAAAACATATACTTCGGAATCAGGGAAAAATTATAGAATCATAAATACATTCATAGACTCAGGGTGGGGTAAATATTCAGACATAGTTTATGAATTTTGCAAAGGATATTCTTCCGGCGTCTACGCAATAAAAGGCGAAGAGTGGATTAAGCCCGGATTAACATACAGGATGTTCTCAAAAGAAACTCTTGAAAAAGCCGGGTTACCGTCCGCGTATAATATTAACACGACAAAAATAAAGGACCGCATAGCCCGTTACATGGGACAACTTATGTGGGACTCAGGTCAATTACAACCGGACTGGTATCCTAACTTCCCGGAAGATTTACACGATGATTTTTTCCGTATGTACGAAGCGGAGTATCGTGTAGAAGTTCACGATAAGGATACGGGCCAGTTCAAATATATTCGATGGAAACAAACCCAAGGCGCCGACAATCACGCATTCGATACTACTGTTTATAATTTCGCATCCCTTGAACTTGTAGCAGATCGCACTTGCCGGGAAGAACTCGGACTCAAAACTTTATCATGGTCCGATTTTTGGGAGTACTGCAAAACGGGTGCATTTTATTATTGACATATATATTTTCGATTTCGGAAATACTACCTTTCTTACAAGAAAAGTACCAAATGAAGAGAAAAAAGCTTTTATCGAACTTTCGGAATAAAAAGCTTGACAAAATAAATAATATGGGGTAATAATTATCATTATGTCACTGTTAGATGAAAGCCATAGTTCAAACGATCAAGCATCCTCGGAGTACTGGCAGGATGAACTTAAAAATTCCCGAGTTTTACTTTTTAAAATCAACGAAGCGATAAGCGCCATATCATCAGCGAATCATCAAAGTTATACTCTTGACACGGGGCAAACATCGCAGACGGTAACCAGAGTTAATTTACCTTCTTTGATTTCGCAAAGAGATAGATTGATAGATACGATTCGAAAATTAGAAATGTATCTCGGAGAAGGAAAACCAAGCGTAAAACAAGTGAGGCCAGATTGGTAGATTTAAGATCAATATATATCGAAAAAGCACAAACCCTCATAAAATTAAATAAAAACGATAAAGCACAATTATTATTAGATGCAGCTTCCAGAATAGACACGCAAAAACCAATTACTTTTGAAAGTAGAACAAATACTCAAAAAGATCCATATTCTTATTATGTAACCGACCTTCTCTCAACCATATGGAACGGTGAAAAGTTCCCGGGTGGATTTGGACTTACAAAAGATTATGAGTTTGTAGATTATTATACTCTCCGAAAACGGTCCGTTCAATTATTCAAAGAAAACCCATACGCGCGCGGGATGATTCGCCGATTACTAAGAAATGAAATACATAAAGGTTTAAATCTTGAATCCAACACAATAACAGAAATCACACTCCTATCGGATGAAGCCGCAATAACATGGGACGAAAACTCCGAGCTAAATTTCAACTTGTGGAGTGACAATAAGCAAATATGTGATTGGAGAAAACAAAAAACATTCGGAGAGCTTCAGCATGATTGCCGTCAAACTGCTCTTGTCTCTGGCGACTGTCTTGTTATCAATCATGTTGATCAAAAAACAAATCTTCCATCCATTGAACTGGTAGACGGTTCAAACGTAAAAACTCCATTTGGAAAAAAACCTCGAAAAGGAAATAGAATTATTCACGGAGTAGAACTTGACCAATATGATAGGCATGTAGCCTATTGGGTACAAGTGAAAAACTCAACGGGATATGAGTCAAAACGGATCCCATGTTATGGCGAAAAAAGCAAACGTAAAATAGCATGGCTTGTATACGGAACCGATAAACGTCTTGACGATGTTAGGGGTGAACCCATCCTTGCATTAGTTCTATACATGCTCAAAGAACTTGATAGATACCGAGACTCCGAACAAAGAGCGGCGGTCCTTAATTCAATAATTCCCTTATTCATAAAAAAAACAGAATTAGGCCCAGGAAGTCATCCCATAAACTCCGGCGGTATAAGACGCGGAAATGTAACAACCGAAGACTTCGACGGGTCCGACAAAACATACAACATATCAACCATGCTTCCCGGAACTATTCCCGACGAACTTAACAGAGGTGAAGAACCGGTGAGTTTCAATACTCAGCGGCCAAACGTAAACTTTAAAGTATTTGAAGAGGCAATAATAAATGTTTTTGCATGGTCATGCGAAGTTCCCCCGGAAATAGCCCGTCTTTTATTTCAATCTAATTTTTCAGCTTCTAGGCAGGCTAATAATGAGTTCAACGTTTATCTTGCTTATATTTTTTGGAAGTTTGGAAATGATTTTTGTCAACCAATTTATAAAGAGTTTTTAACCGCGTCAATTTTGCTAAATCAAATTACAGCCCCTGGATTTTTAGATTCCTATTGGTCCGGAGATTGGCGCATAACACGTGCGTGGCTTAACGCTGAATGGACCGGAATATCTAGGCCATCCGTCGACGTGTTGAAAGATGTAAACGCAGCCGAAAAAGCTCTTGCACTCCGCATAACAACCTTTGACCAACAGTCAAGAAAAATATCAGGAATGTCGTTTCGGACAATAATTAAAAAACTAGCTCGTGAAAAAAAATTATTAGAGCAGGTTGGAATTACATCAAGTGTCGATGAAAATAATAACGGTGAACCAATTACAATTCAAGAAACTATAAAAGCAGTTATGGAAAAAATATCAGAAATGAGCGAAAAAATAGAGGAGTTGGAAGGGTAATGTGTATGGAGTATAAAGAAGTAAAGCAACTAGTAGATGATGCTTTGGAACCCACGAACGAAACTCTTTCTGAAATAAAATTAACAATTTCAGTCTTGCCTGGGTTAGTCGAAAGACTATCAAGCTACAAAGATATGGAAAAAAAAGTTGAAAAACACGATTACATACTTTGTGGAGTAAACGGAAAACCAGGATTAGTTGATGATACTAAAAACCTAAAAGAAAAAGACAAAAAAAACCTTACTTTGTTTTTTAAGATTATTGCTCTTATGGGTGCTATACTTGGAATATTAGCAACCGGAAAAACATTCTTTTTTTAAGGAGAGAATATGCGAAAAATTAAATCAAATACAAAATTACTTGCAAATATTCTTTGTTTAATCTTTTTTGCTTTTGCAGTGATTGCAATTATATTTTTTGCTTGCGTGAAATTACCCGCACCACCTGAAAAAA